TAGCCCGGGAAGGCGAGGACGCCCGCGTACTGACGGAGGCGATGCGGTGACCGAGATGAGCGGCCTCACGGCCGACACTTCCCCGAAGCCGGGCACTTACCTGATGGAGCTGGACACGACCGTCCACACGCAGGCGTCGACCGGCACCAACTACAGGGCGACGATCTCCTCGGTCGGCAAGACGGTCACCGGGTGGGCCGACCTGGTGCGCGACTTCGGGGCCGACCCGACCGGCGCGACGTCCTCTTCCACCGCCCTGGCGAGCGCGTGCACGGCGGCGGTCTCGGCGCAGCCCGCCCCGGTAGGCCTCACCGTCCCGCCCGGCACGTTCCTGCTGACCGCGCCCCAGGCGCTGCCGTGGAACCTGAGCGTCCGGGGCGCGGGGGCGGTCGGCGGGGACGTCACCGGCCAGTTCACCGGGTCGATCTTCAAGCTCTCCAGCAGCTTCAGCACTACCGACGGGTACGTGTTCCTGTTCGCTGACAACTCCAACCACACCAGCGCGAACGGGACGATCTTTCACAACGTGTTCCTCGACGGGTCGGCCCAGACCAGCGCGGCGGTCAACGGGTTCATGCTCTCCGGCCCGGTGAGCTGCGACTTCCTCAACCTGGTGATCGCGCAGATGTCCGGCTGGGCGGTGATGACCGGGGAGGACACCAGTGCCTCGGAAATCGGACCTTACGGACAAACGTGGCATAACGTGACAGCAGACTCATGCGGGGTCGTATCGGGCGGAGGGTTCAACCTGACCTGGTGCGAGGACAGCGTGTTCTTCAACGTCTACTCGATCGGGAACAACAACGGCCCCGGCTTCCTCATCCAGTCGTGCGACAACACGAAGTTCGTCGGCTGCAACGCGGAGTGGAACTCGACGTACGGCTTCTACGTGACCGGGGACTGGCAGTGGGCGACCGGGGGCTGCACCTTCACCGGGTGCAGCACCGACGCCAACACCCAGTACGGCTACTACCAGGACGCCACCTGGACCACGGGGGGCGGGGCGGGCACCGGGCCGGGCATCATCCACCTCACCGGGTGCCACTTCCGCCGCGACGGGCAGGGCCAGGCCTCCATCGGCACCGGCACCTACGCGGGGATCGGGATCGGGGCGACCACCCTGCCGCTGATCGTCAGCGGGTTCTCCACCATGCCGAGCATCGGCGACGGCGGCGGCGGGACGATGGCCCCGAACTACGGGATCTACTTCACCAACGCCACCTACAGCCAGCCCATCCTGTTCGCGAACGGGCTGGCCTGGGGCTACACCACGGGCATCTACCACGGGGCGACCGGCGGGTCGGCCGGGTCGGGGTTCCCGACGGGCGTCACCAACGCGAACATCCTGCTGGCGCACGGCAACAACTACGCCCCCACCTACGGCTCCTTACAGGGACGAGGCCGGCCTGCGGTCCCTCCACCGCTGCGCGCACGACTGCGAGCAGAACACGTGGCCGGCCTCGTCCCCCTCCACCTCGGCGGTCCACGGGTCGTCGTCCACCTTGTTCGGGCACCCGGGGCCCTCGCAGTCAGCGGCGTCCTCCGCGCCCGGGGCGGCGACGGCGCGCAGCACCGGGGCGGCGGCCAGCTCCGGCACCGCCTTGACCACCGGGGGAAGCGCGAGGGGAGCGGCCGGCCGCAGCGGGACGCGCTCGCTGGACTTGCGGACCTTCGCCGCCGCCAGGGCGAGCGACAGGACCAGGACGGCGGTCACCGAGAACCAGAACTGCCCTGGGTAGGCGTGGTAGACGTGGTTGACCTCCACGCCCGCCCAGGCGAGCAGCAGCGCGGCGGCGATGACCCCGGCGGCTAGCAGCGGCACGGCTCCTCCTAGAAAATTCCCTCAAGCGGCCCGAGCCACGACCGCCTGCGGCGCGGGCGCCCGGCGCTGACGAGCACCGGGATGGTTGCCTCGTGCTCCCTCGGTTGAGCCAGGACCTCGCTCGCGTGCTCATAGCGCTCGCCTGCCTCGGGCGGGGCGATGCAGGCGACGAGTGCGCCGTTCTCGGCGTAGACGTAGGTGACGTCCCCGTCGATCGCCCTGGCGAGGGCGGTAGTCGTGTCGGCGGACAAGGCCAGTGCACGGGACACCGGCCCGTCCGGAAGCTCGTCCATGCGAATGGCGTAGTTGATGAAGCCGCTCATCAGGTGATCTCCCTGGCCAGGGCGTCATCAGTGAAGTCGATGGGAGCGACGGCGAACAGTCGCTTGCCGCGCTCGTCGGTGAAGAAGGTGATCTGCCCCTGGCCGGAGGCAAAGTCCGCTGCGTCCCGGAGCTTCTCCAGGAGGACGGGCTCCGTGTCGTCGTCGTCGATCTGCTCTACGTGGAAGGTAGTCAGGCTCATGAATGGACAATATCAATAAAAGCTGTATTCCTCAACGTTTTCTGCTCCTCGGGCCCGTGTCCCCGCCGCCGGAAGGGGTGAGGAGGCGGCATGATCCGGAGGCACTCAACCAGGCTGTCCCAGGCTCACGACGAGGAGCCCGAGGAGGACCAGGGGCATCGCACCGCGTCGCACGACTACCCCGAGCTGGGCAGCGTCCTGGCCGACCGGCCCGACCCGGGCGGCATCATCACGGTCATCGGGATGCGCCGCCAGGGCGAGGCCTACGCGCAGGGGCACGACGAGCGCGACGAGGACTACAACGGCGGCGAGGGCGGCACCGGGACGTACTGGGCCGAGCCCGCCGAGCAGGGCTGGGTGCACGAGAACATCGGCCCGCAGGAAGAGGCGCCGCCGCCGCTCTACGACCCGGACATGCTGCCGCCCGCGATGGCGCGCCTCGCCGCGATCGAGGAGGCCCAGGCGTTCTTCGGGCTGCGCCACCACGCCACCACCATCAACGGCACCCAGGTCGACGACGCCGGGGACGCGCCGCAGCACGGCACCGTCCCCCGGGCGGGAGACCCCGACGCCTACGACGGCGCCTCGCACGAGGGCGAGGGTGACGACAAGTGGGACGACCCGCTGCCGTGGGGCAGCAAGGACGACGAGAACGCCGCCACAGTCGGCATGTACCCGGAGGGGATCTCCAGCGGCAGCGGCCCGGGGATCTCCGTCGGCCCGTTCACGGCCGGCGGGGCCCGCGAGTTCACCGGGGCGCTCACGCCGGACCAGGAAGCCGAGATGCGCGCTCACCTGCGGTCGGATCACGCCAGCCTCCCCGGGCGCCTGGCCGATCAGGGCATCGACTTCCACGCCCCTGAGGCCCAGCGGGGCGTCGGCCTCGCCGAGGTGCACGCCTGGGACCACGCCCAGGGCACCGCCGGGCACGATCACGGGCCGGAGCACGACTACGCCCCCTACTGGGACGAGCACCCCGGCGCCGGGCACTACCACGAGTTCACCGGCTCCCGCCGGGAGGCCCGCGTGCCGTGGACCGGCAAGGAGCGCGGCCAGCTTCACCGCTGGCAGGAGGAGCCCACCGCCACCTGGGGCGACTTCGTCCCGTCGTCGGAGTTCCCCCTGCTCGGGCCAGGCGAGCACGTCAGCCACGAGGACGACGGCAACGGCATCGGCGCAGTCGAGGGGTCCGGCGACGCCCAGTGGGAGGCGCACCTGCGCTACGGCCACGGGTGGGACGACGCCCGGGTCGAGCGGGCAAGGGCGGAGGGCGGCCTCCGGAGCATCCACGACGCCGTCCACGCGTTCGGCCTGCCCGACCACCGGCACGCCGGGGGACCTGAAGACGCCCGCGACGAGGCCCGCGAGACCTCAGTGGACAACATGTTCGGGCCGGCCTACCCGCGCCGCGCCCCGCAGCAGGTGCCGCTCGCGCGGCCGGAGCTGGGCGGTTCGAGCAGGAACGACCCGGCGACCGCGATCTTCTCCTCGGAGACAGCCGAGCCGCCGAAGCCCCACGAGTACTACCGGCAGTTCGACCTGCCCCGCTTCAAGCGCATGATGAGCGCGCTCAACGTGCACGTGCGGATTGACGGCAAGGAGCTGCACGGCCACGACGACGACCAGGACGGCCCCGAGGCCCCGCAGCACGAGCACGACGACCCGGACAACTCCCTGGACAACTCACCGGACAACTCACCGGACAAAAACAGCCCGGAAATCACGTCGGGGCAGGCCAGCCAGGGCGGGCTGCCGGACATCCAGCCGGGCGCCGGGAAGGTCCCGGGCGGTCCCGGACTGTCCCCGGACGATCCCGGGCACCCGGACAACTGGCCGCAGGCGGGTGCCGACGTCACCGAGCGGAACCGCGCCTACACCCAGGGCTCGGGCGACGGGAAGGTCACCCGCAACGGGACGCCGGCCGCGTTCTCCCCCGACGACGGGGATGACCAGGATGGCGAGGACCCCAACGACACCGGGGAAGACGACGAGGACACCCCGTTCAGCAAGGACGGCGCGCTGGCGATGTTCACCGCCGCCGCCGGGAACCGGGACTTCCGCTTCGAGTTCACCGCCGCCTGGAACGACGTGGTGGCGAAGGCGAGGCGGATCAGGGCCGAGGGCCACGTCCGGATCGTGCACGCCTCGGCGGGCATGGTGGTCGGCGAGGTGCGCGGGGACCACGACACCTACGAGTCGGGCATCCAGCGGCCGGTCGGCAAGCGGACCGCGATCCAGCACTGGGCGTGCGGCTGCCCGTGGGCGAGCTTCCACCAGGACAAGACCGCCGGGACCCGCTACGCCGGCCGGCCGTGCTCCCACGTGATGGCCCTCCAGTTCGAAGCGGCGGCGCGCGGGATGTTCGGCCGCCGCTTCGACGCCGACCCGGAGGTGCCCGCCTGGTCGCCGCCGAGCGTCGTCGTCAAGTCGCTGCCGCCGTACCAGGGGGACCCGCACGCGGGCCGGTGGCACGAGGAGTGGCGCGCGCCGCTGGCACGGCAGGGGGCGTACCGTGGCACGGCACGGTGGCACGCGCCGGCGGAAAGTGCCGCTGCTGACCTGCTCCGTGCCGGGGAAGAGCCTGGCACGGTCGGCGCGCTGTGCCTGCTGGCGGGGATGCGCGCCGTCGCCGACCAGGCGAACGCGCCGTGGGGATCTGACAACGTCACCCAGCACCCGCCGCAGAAGCCCTACGGCGCCACCTCCCCGCCGAACAGGGACCAGGACCCCGGCTCGTACGGTCCCCTGGCCGCGCCGGACCCGGAGAACTGGGGCGGCATCCAGGAGGACTCGGCGTACCAGATGCCGCTGGGCAACACCGCTGCGCACCAGGTCCTCGTGCCGGGCGCGCCGCACCCGCAACCTGGGGACCTGCACTGGCCGGACGTGAACGGGTGGCAGGCCGAGGACCAGGGGACCTTCGGCTACACCGACCACGCGAATACGGCCGGGCCCTCGACGGCGATGAACCCCCGGGACCCGAACGGCATCCGGATGGAGGAGGCGCGCCGTGCCACCGGCTCCGGCACGCCGTTCCCGTACCACGGCACCGTGCCGCAGCTCGACGGCGCGCTGGCGGAGCTGAGGGACCACCCCGAGCCGGCGCTCCCCGAGGTGACCGCCGACGAGCCGGGTCCCGGCACGCTCCGTGCCAGCGGCGCGGCCGACGGCACGATCGGCGGCACGGACGCCGGAACGGGCCAGGGGCAGGGCGCGCCGCTCGACGAGGCGGCACTGGGCGAGTTCGGCGCGGCGGTGCGTGCCAGCTTCCGGCAGAAGTTCGGCGGCACGCCCATGGGCGACCTGGGCAGGGAGACCTCCCCGCAGGCCCAGCAGCCGTCCCCGGTGGGCCAGAGTCCCGGACTGGGGTCCGGGGACGACTACCTGAGCCCGGACGACACCTCGATCCAGACGGTCGGCAACCAGCAGTGGTCCGGGGGCGGGGCAGACTCCGACGAAGTGGACGTTCCCGCCGGGCAGCCGCAGGGCGGGATCGACGACATCGTGGCGTCATTCCAGCGCTCGGCGGCATCTAAGACTTACGCAGGCGGTCCGGGTCCTGACTCCGGGGACGGGGACATCGCGGTAGCGGCCCGGCAGTACCTGGCGAAGACCGCCGAGGTGCTGCCGAGGGCGGAGGCGGACGAGCTGATCAGGGAGGGAGCCGGGCACCGGGCGAGGAACCTGGACCTGCTCCGCCTGGAGGGAACGCACTACGAGGACGAGGACGACGAGCTGGCGAAGCGGGGCCTGTCGCTCGACGACTACGACGATGACGTGATGTTCGCGTGAGCTACCGGATGCAGGAAGCTTCCCGGGAGGAGATGACCAGGGCTGACCCGTTCGGCGGCCAGGGCGTTTTCCTCGAAGCGCCGGGGGCGACGACGGCGGAGATGCTCGCCCGGGTCACCGCGTGCGCCGGGGCGCCTGTTCCCGCTGTGGCGTGGGGGAGCGCAGGAGTCTGGGTTGACCCCGGAAGCACCGGGATGGATGCCGTGGCTTTCCGGGAGCGATGGGACGGGGGAAGGGCGAGTGAACACGGGTGACGTCATCACGCTGCTCGAAAACGGCGGCGCGATCATCGTGTTCATCGCGCTCCTCGTGACTGAGGTCCTTGTGCCCAAGAGCAGGCTTGACGAGATGAAGGCAGAGCGCGATGAGTGGAAGAGGGCTGCCGAACTCAACGGCGCCCGCGCGGACGCCGGGGTTCTCGCCGGGCAGGCTGCCAGGGACGTATTCAAGGCCCTTCACGACGCCGCCATCGATGACAAGAAGGTCAAGGAGCTGGAGTGACATGCGGCTTCCGTGGCACTGGAGAGCAGAAGCCAGGCGTAACCTCGCCGAGGCCCGCGAGCAGCGGGAGACGGCGGAGCGCAGGCTGGCGGACGCGCACGAGCACGTCATCCTCCCCTTGCGCCAGTTGCGCGAGAAGAACCATGTAGCGGAGGCGATCACGATGCTTATCCAGCGCGGCGCGCAGGAACGCCCGTCATGAACTACGCCCTGATAGACATTGCCCACGTTGAGATAAATGTAGCTTTCTGGGTGTCGCTGATGTTCCCGGTCGTGACGCGCTTCTTCTGGCCCTGGCACCAGAGCTGGTGGGGCTGGAACACCGTCCTGCTGGAGCTATCGATCGCGGGGACTCTCTTCCCCTCCTGGCTTTTCCTGATGTTCCACGTCGCCAACTCGGGGCTGGAGTGGAGCCAGATCATCTTCCTGGCCCTGGTCACCCTGAACGTCGCGTGGAGGACCCTCATGATCTGGCGCACCCAGCGCCAGGGACGAGCGCGGGACGAAGGGATCTCCCGCTGAGTCGTCGGGGTAGGCCGGCAGGGTGGTCAGGTAGTACCCCAGGTCGCCCTCAATGGCGGGCCGCATGATCTCGATGACGATCGTCGGCGGGTCGCCGGGGGCGCGCCTGCGGGCCCTGGCCGGGGCCTCAGGCGGCAGCACCTGGTTCGCCCCTGAGGTCCACGCCGGGTTCTCGGACGTCTTCCACGGCGGCTTCTTGCCCGTCGGGGGGCTGACCAGCGGGCCCCGGTACACGCGGCTGGCACTGGGGAGCTGGTCGGCCCGGACGGTCATCGGGTCCTGGTCCCGGTCGGTGCGCAGGTCGGTGACGTAGTCGTCGGCCTCGCGCCCGGCCGCCTCCTCGCGCTTGCGGCGGAACCCGGGCCTCAGCCTGCGCAGCCACCCGAGCCAGTCCCTGCGCTCGGGCAGCAGGAAGCCGTCCTCGCGCGGCATGGCCAGCACGAGGACGGCTACGGCGAGGAGGGCCGCCGACAAGTCCCAGCTGCTCACCTGTCTCCCCGGCACACCGGGCCCATCCTGGCTGACCTGGACTCGTCGTCGGTGAGGTGGATTCCGCACTTCTTGCACCGTTCCTGGTTGTCTGCGTAGTCCTTGCCAGCCTTGTCGATGCCTGTCCGGAGGATAGCGCCGAGGGCCGCCCGCTGCTCCTGCTGGGAGATCTCCACCAGCCTGGGGTACTTGGTGTCGCCGCCGCCGATGACCCGCTTGGCGAATCGGACGCCGGGCTTGCGGCCCTCGGTGACCTTCCAGAAGTCCAGGTCGTTGTTCCCGGTCCGGCAGGGAGTGGCGTAGAAGCCCTGGGGGATGTCGGAGATGACCGCGTGCGCCCGGCCCAGTGCCGCCGCGTGCGCCTCCCGGTACTCGGAGCTGGCCTCCCCGCGCTGCGCGAAGTACCGCTCTGCTCCCGTGGGAGGTGCCATCGGCGTGCTCGCCTCCTCCAGGTCCGGGCACCGGCTCAGGTGCCGCAGGATGCCGTCGTACTGGGCCGGGTTGACGTGGTGCCTTCCGTCCACCAGGTAGGCGGCCAGGCGGTGCTGCTTCCCCGCTGCGAGCCGGGCGATCTCCCCGGCCATCTCTTCGCTGCTCTTGCTCGTGCCCAGTATCAGGCCCATCGTCTTCTCCTCTAGTGTCCCTGCTTCACCGCTGCTCTTCGTTCGCTGACACGACAATAGCAAGAAAAGCTGTATTACTCAATGCGGCTCCCCCGGCTGCCCCGGAAGAGAGGAGAGCAGACCGGGAGGGGCCCGTGCGGAAGTATGCGTCGCTGGAGGTACTGGAGGCGTGGCGCCAGGGCGTTCCCGGCGACCCCGCCGGCGCCGAGCGCAGGATCGTCAAGGCCGCCCACCGGGTGGCGTTCGACTACGACCCGAGGCCCGGGTACCTGTACGTCCGCTCGCGGATGATCTCCAGCCGGACCAACGACAACCACGACACGTTCCCGGCCGGCGAGATCGAGAAGGGATATAAGAGCTTCCTCGGCAAGCCGGTGTTCGTCAACCACCACAACGCCAACCACAGGCGCTCCCGTGGCGTCATCGTCGCCGTCGCGCTGCACCGGGACCGCAACACTGACGGCACCCCCGATACCTGGGTGGAAGGCCTCATGGAGGTCGACGCCGTCCGGTTCCCCAAGCTCGCCCAGGCGATCCTCTCCGGCCGGGTGAACCGCACCTCGATGGGCGTGGACGTGGACTGGTCCACCTGCTCGGCCTGCGGCAACAAGGCCACCAGCCCGGCCGAGTACTGCAAGCACCTGCCCGCCATGAAGGGCAAGAAGATCCGCCAGCGGAACAAGGCCACCGGCAAGGTCGAGGAGAAGCTGATCCACGAGGTCTGCGCCGGGCTGTCGTTCTTCGAGAACTCCCTGCTGGTCGAGGACCCCGCCGACCCGACCGCCTACCTGCTCGGCAGGCCCGACGCGCGCGGGCTCGGCAAGGCCGCCTCGAAGACCGCCGCCGGGCCTGGGCTCCGCTCTTTTGACGAGCTTCAGCCCCATGAGCAGGCGTCGGTGGCGCACTACCACCCGCAGATGATCGAGGAGGGAAACGCGCCCGCCTCAAGCACGCCGCGCGACTACCTTTACGACTCGCGCCAGGAGCCCAGGGCAGACTTCCTCGGCCGCTACATGGACGCGGACGAGGACTTCAAGCGCGAGTACGGGCCGGGCGACTGGGAGGCGCACCACCAGGAGACCCTGGCCACGCACCCTATCCCGAGCTATCCGTCCGAGAACCGCTGGCCGCTGATCGTCAATGACGACAACCAGAACTACGTGGATGACGGGTACCACCGGATGCACTCGTACATGCGCGACGGGGCAACGCATATCCCGACCGTGAGGATGCACCCGAAGACCGCCGGGGCCCTGGCCGGGGACCCGGACTTCCGCGACCACTTCGCCAACACCTGCCGGGACTGCGGCGACCCGGTGGCGTTCCTCCCCCGCAGCCGGAACGGGAAGTACCCGGACAGGTGGAAGCACGACACCACCCCCCTCAGCGAGTACGACCACCCGGCTAACCCGGTGGACCCCGCCCTGCGGAACAAGAAGATGCTCCCGTCCACCTTCGGCGGGACCCGCTGCCTGACCTGCGGCGAGGACGTGAAGGTCAACCTGCACGCACTGGACCGCAACGGCGGCTAGCACCACGGCGACGGGATGAAGCGCGACCACCCGGCCGTCCCGCTGGACGCGCAGGCGGTCTACGACTCCGTCCCGGGGACCAGGGCGCGGTACGACCAGGCCCGCAGCCAGATGCAGGACCATCTCCACAGCCAGTTCGAGCAGCTCAGCGGTCACCCGCTGCCGCAGCGCCGGGGAGACGAGGACCAGATGCCGCCCGACCCGTTCACCGCCGCCCGCCGGAAGAAGCCGCAGGGCAAGCCGGTCAGGGGGTACGGCCGGGACCCGAAGTTCGAAGGGGTCGGCCTCAAGAAGGACCGCAACGGGTTCTACGTGCACACTCATAGGTCGAGGAGCGACAGCTACCCCACGGTCGAGGACATCCCGGACAAGGACATCGACTACATCCGCTCCACGGGGGCGAAGAAGGAGGGCGGCGACCACCCGTGGTTCATGAACCACCCGGTCTCCTCGCACCACATCACCGCCGCCTACCACGACTCCAGCGACGACGAGCGGGCGCTGGGCGACCGCTGGTACTCCGACGCCCACCACATCGCCAAGGTCATCGGCAAGGGCGACTCTGCACTGGGCGCCGGCCTGCTGTCCGCTTACAGCCCCCGCACGCTGTGGCCCGTCAACATGTTCAACGCCTCCCGGGCGGCGCACGGGGACCCGCCCGGACCCGGCACCGGGGCGCTCGGCGACCACCAGCGCAAGGCGATCCGCATCCTGGCGGGCGAGCACCACTCCAGCGTCCTGACCGCGCCGAAGACGGCCGCGTTCGCGCACCTGATCGAGCACGGGGGCGACAGCGCCGACGACGTGCAGCACGGCCGCGAGCGCGTCGTCATCGACCGGCACGCGATGTCCGTCGCCACCGGCAAGCGGATGACCGACACCGACATGGACAAGGCCCCGATCAGCCAGGAGCAGCACTACGAGCACGTCTCCGGCGCCTACCGGCAGGCCGCGCACGACCTTTCGGCGCACTACGGCCGCAAGATCAGCCCCCACCAGGTCCAGGCCGCCACCTGGCTCCGGCAGGTCCGGAGGAACGCCGAGGAGGACTCTTCGGGGGCGAACGGCGGCGGCGGGAAGGGCCGCGTGCAGATGGGCGACAACAGCCGCAGGCGCTGGATGGAGCACCACCACGAGCACCACCCGGGCCACATCCCGGAGGAGAACATGCACTACCACGGCGCGATGGACGAGCCGCCGCCCCGCGAGCCGTGGCCCGTCGGCGGCACCCACTGCGCGATGTGCGGCGGGGGCCTCGCTCACCCGGGCAACCCGGAGGGGAAGCCCGTCAGCCGGTCGATGCCCATGCTGTGCCAGGACTGCTCCGGCAAGGTCCAGGGGCACGGCGCCGACACCGGCCTGCCCGGGTACATGAGCCCGGCCCAGGCACGGGATACCGTGCAGGACTCGCGCCCCTGGGACGCGCTCGGCGACCGGGTGCGCAGCTCGATGTCCTCGAAGCTCGCCTACGGGGAGACCCGGATGCCGCCGCAGGTAGACACGCTGCGGATGGACGAGTGCCCGGTGTGCGGGGAACACAACGTGTGGTCCGGGTCGCGATGCCCGGTCTGCGGGTTCGTCGTGCCGCCCTCGGTGTTCCGGGACCCCGACACCGGCAAGGCGCAGGAGGTCCGCCAGCAGCTCGACGACACGGGCGACGTCGAGATCCCGCCGGACGGCGAGGGCCCGGGGCAGCCGGGCGCGGAACTGCCCGTGGCCCAGGTCGGGTCGGGCGAGGACGCCGACGACCAGCTCGTGCACCCCGACCAGATCGCGCCTGACGGCGTGCCAACCGTCCAGGGCGGCGAGGGCGGCCCCGAGGGACTCGACGGGCAGCCGCCGCAGGACGACGAGGAGCTGGCGGAAGAGGAGCAGGAGGAGGACGGCGAGGTCCCGCCGGACGACGCAGAGGGAGAGCCTCCCCTCGAAGACGACGCCGGGCCGGAGGAGCTGATCTGCCCCGCCTGCGGGACCACCTTCGAGACCGACGGGGCGGCCCAGGCGGGCGTCCCGTGCCCCGCCTGCGGCATGGCCGCACTCCACCCGGTGGACGAGGACCCCGCCGGCCTGGAGGCGGAGGAGGACGAAGAGGGCGAGGAGGACGGGGCGGCACCCCCGGAAGGAGCAGAAGACCCGTCTGCCGAGGGCGGCGAGCCCGAGGACGAAGAGGACGAGGAAGACGAGGACCAGGAAATGCCAGACCGCAAGACGGCAAGCGCGCTCGCTCAGGCCCAGGCGCGCCGCATCGCCGAGCTGAGCGCGCAGAACGATGTCCTGTCGGCGCAGCTCCGGTTCCTCGCCTCCGCTGCGGGGATCGACCGCGAGATCGCCGAGGTCGGCCGCCAGGCGATGCGCCGCCACGCGGACATCCTCAACCCGGCCAGCCCCGTGCCCGACCCGCCGGAGGCCCCGCCGACGCAGACCACCGAGGACGCGCTCGCGCCGGAGACCATGGACAACGCCGGCCGCCCGGGGACCACCCCCGGCGCGAACAGCCGCGTCCCGGCACAGCAGACCACCACCCCGATCACCCCGGGCGTGGAGATGCAGACGCCCCCGGCGGCCAACCTGATCGACGTGACCGCCCCGGTGCAGGGCACCAACCCCAGCCAGGACGGCGGCGTCCCGCTGGACCAGCGGCGCATCGAGACCGACGTCCGCATCGACCCCGACCCGCTCAAGGCGCACGGCCCGGGGATCGGGGGCCAGGGGGACAACGGCTCGGCGTTCCCCTGGATGCTAGACGCCCGGGACCCGGGCCAGCAGCAGGGCGGGGCCGGCGGCAGCGTCATGTCCTCCCGCGACGAGGGAGCTGCCTCGCGCCGCACCTTCGCCTCCATCCGCCTGGCGAAGATGCGGGTGCAGGCCGGGCTCGACCAGGGCGAGGAGCTGACGGTCGCCGAGCGCATCGAGCGGAACGCCGCCTTCTCCACGCCGATGATCGAGCACGAGATCGCCACCCTGGAGCAGGTCGGCCGCGCCGGGATGACGCGCGGCGACCGGGCGCAGCGGCCGGTGCAGCGCATCGCCGCCCGCTCGGTGCCGTCGCTCGCCTCGGTGGGGGCCTCCTCCCAGTACGCGCCGGCGGTCACGGACGACCTGGACGCCTCGGACATCTTCGACTGATGACCTACGCCCTGACCGTCGACTCCGGCACTGACTCGGTTGTGATGCCGAACGGCATCCGGTACGCGGCGGGGAGCGCCTTCACGCTTACCGACGCGGAGTTCGGGCTGCTGACGGCCGGGGCGAAGGGCGTGCTGGCGGCGGGCGCGGGAGGCACGTCCACCGGCTACCTGGGAGGGACCGTGAGCCATCAGGTGACGATCGCGTCGGGCCTGGACGGCGTGGTGCTGCCCAACGGGCTGCGGTACAAGGCGGGCGCCGTGGTGGTGCTCTCCGACGCCGAGTACGGCCTTATCCCCGCCGGGGCGCTCAGCTCTCTTTTCTCCTCGGACACCACATCGCTGACATGACGGTGCCTTTTGCGCTCGCAGCCCCAGAAGGAATAGCAGAGGGCCTCGCGCCCGGCCGACCGACACGGAGTTAAAGCCCGATGATCAGAACGTACCTGAGCAACGACTATGTGAAGCGTACGATCCGTCCGCTTTACTCCTGGACGCAGGCGACCCCGAAGTCGTGCTTCCTCGACCCCGCCTGGACCCGCGCGGTGCCGATCTGGCCGGGGATGGGCTTCGTCCGCACGGGCGGCGACCTGGTGACCCTGGCGGGCGCGAACAGCACCCAGATGGGCTCCAAGACGATGACCGGCACCGCGTACTCCGGCAACGCGGGCACCACCACGGCGGCGGCGAACTCCCTGCCCATCTACGGGCTGGGCGCGCTGTACGTCGGCGGCGACGGCATCGACGAGCTGCTCTACGCGGGCATCAACGCCTTCGCGGTGTGGGTCCTCGGCCCCGACGCGGAGTTCGAACTCCTGGCCCCTGCCTTCGACGCCACCCAGAGCTGGACGGACCCGTCCGACGGCTCCGGCGCCGCCCTGGTCGGCGTGTCCACCGCCACCTCCAACCAGGGGATGCTCGTCCCCCTCACGGGCGCGGGCTCGACCACCGTCTCCGCCCCGGTCGCGCGGCTGCTGAAGGTCAACAGCTCCACCAAGATCACCATCGGCGGGCTTGAGCCTTACGCCGCCGCGCAGCTCACGGCCAACACCAACGCGGGCCGGGACTAACAGGACACGCGGGAACGCAGGAAAGGGAACACCAAATGACCGAGCTGGCGACCACTTCAGCCGGCGGGCAACTGGCGCTGGCTCCCGGCGGCGGCCTGCGGCCCCGCGTGGCATCGCGCAAGTCCGACGACTACGTTGCGCAGATCGAGGCGCGCCGCGCCCGGAACAACGGCGTCTCGCTGACCCGCGAGGCCAAGGTCCGCAAGATGGCGCTCATCCTGTCGGACGAGATGCACGGCTTCCGCCGGCTGGGCGTCGGGATGGTCGGCCCCATCCAGCTCAAGCTCCGGTACCAGGGCATCGTCCGGAACGTGCTGGTCGAGGACCCGGTCACCCCGGGTACCCCGGTGGAGTACGACGTCTGGGACGACCTCGGCCAGGCGTACATCCTGTCCGGCACCGAGGGCGAGGTCCGGGTCACCCCGTTCGAGGGCAAGCGCATCCCGGTCCGGTTCTTCCGCATCGCCTCGCGCCCCGCGCTCCGCAAGGAGGACCTGTTCTACCTGCGGATCAACGCGGTCGAACAGGCCCAGGACGAGACCAAGCAGGCGATCCTCAAGCAGGAGGACGCCCGGCTGCTGGTGCTGCTCCAGGCGGCGATCACCGACTACGCCACCCGGCCCGACCACGTGGTCACCCCGAACCACAACATCACCGAGGCGTCGGGGTACCTGACCCCGGGCTCGCTCTACAGCGCAGTGGCGATGACCGACCTGCACGAGCTGCCCTCGGCCCGCATCCTGATCAACCCGTTCGACTACCGGGACATGTTCAGATGGGACATCAACCAGACCGGCTGGGCCTTCAAGGATCGGGTCGTCGCGGGCGAGACCATCACGAGCTTCGGCGAGTTCCAGATCCAGCGGAGCATCATCGTCCCGCAGGCCAAGATCTTCCTGGCCCCAGAACCGAATTTCCTCGGCGTCTTCCCCGTGCTATATTCACTCGACGTTGAAGAAAATCACAACGTTGAGGCGTTCTGGAAGGGCTGGGTGTTCGACGAGATGATCGCCATGTCGATCCTCAACCCGCGCGGGCTCGCGAGCATCACCAAGTCCTGACGCTGACCTGCAAGGAGAGGCCCTCACCGCTTCACTGCGGCGGGGGCCTCTTGCATTACAGCTTTTCTTGATAAAGTAATGCCATGAACGACTCAGAGAAGTACGAGCGGGAGG